TCCAATTTGATAGTTATTACCGCTTACAAATCGTTGAAAATAACGCATACAGAGGTCAAGCTCCTGACCGAATGACCTATGCTCAAAATCTGTTGCCACGCTACCTACTTCAAATTGAACTCCTGTAATATACCAGTTATTATCAGTACTACTTAATACATTAGGCTGGTTAGATGTTGCTAAATCTACACCTGTTGTCCAAGATCCAGCAGTTCCATGATAATCAGTCCCTAAAGCTAAATTAAATCCTAATGCAGTACCTGCACTAGTTGTGTTGACCATCATTGAGGTTGTAAAAGGTGTAAAAGTAACTGTTTTCTTTTCCCAAGTATTTTGTGCGTTTATTGTATATTCTTGAATTTGATATTGAGTAGCCGTAGTATTAGCAGACATCATAAATATTGAATAAGTACCTACTACATTACTTTTGACCCAAAAAGATAAAGTTGCTGATTTTGCATTAGATGTTCCGTGCATAAGATCCTGTAAATCTTGTCCCTCTATAGATTGTTGTATTCTATTACCATCTGAAGTGCCGAGTGAAGTTATTGCTGTAGTGCAATCAAACTTTAAAGCGTAAGCCTGTCCAGTAAGATTTAATTCCGCAGCAGTCATTGCATATTGAGCATAAGTGCCTTTACCATCTCCATTACTGATAGTTTTTATTTTCCACCTATCACAAGGAAATCCGTTGTTAGCTGATGCAGATGCACTTCTTTGATTTATTTTAAATGATCCATTATGTATTTTATTTCTATTACTTAATTGAGCACCACCATTAGATGTAATATTGGCAGTACACGTTCCATCAGTATTGTTGACAGTAATAGCAGCAGCACTAGCTCCTACCCCTTTTATCGAATTGACCTTGATCTCTGACATAATTAACTAGGTTTTGGATTGTCGGTTTTTACCTTTTCACAGGCGGCATAGTACGCTTCTAGTTTAGTCGAATCTCCCTTACTCTTCCAATACATAGCATCTGCAAATTCACCTAAAGATGGATATAAAGGTTGTCTATCGGTTTTGTACTTAACCGCAGCAGCTTCAGCGTTTAATGTGGTTCGTGCAGCATCTATTTTGCTTTGCTCTAAAGTAATAGACTTATTATCTTTATCAAAAGCTCCTGTGCCATCATCAATAGTCACAGCATCAGGATATGCTTTATAAATAGCTTTGTGATCTAAACTCATTATGCTGCTATCTCCATTAATGTAATTGTTGAAGAGGCTCTACCATTATACCAATTATCATTATCATCTCCATTTGTATTTAGATGAAGATATTTATTAGGACTTCCACTTCCATCTTCTACCTTTACATAAATTTGATAAGTTATTGAACTCGTGCCTCCAGCAGTATCAAGATATTGGTTAAAAATTATTTCTCTATCTGAAACAACATCATTTTGTTTAAAGTTCATCCAGACCGCTTCTCTATTACTTGTTGCTGTTCCACTAGCTCCTGTTAGGTGAGAACCAGCTTTATATAATCTAAAGTTTGCTTGATAACGTGCTACAGTATGAGCTACTGTTAAACTACAAGTTATAAGAATTTTATTTGATAAAGATGAAGGTGTGATAGCCGCAGATAAACCTGTAATAGCAGCATAACTACCACCTGAATTAACTCCTTGAATAGAAAAAGTATCTTGCTTAGTTGTGGAAACAACTTGAAGAATTTTACCTGTTGAGGTATTTGATGTAAGTAAAGTTGCATCAGCTTCATCTGGAATTGTAAAAACTCTGTTATTACTAGATGATGAGGGTGCTTGTAAGCTGAAAGACCCACCACCTGATGCTGCGTTTAGTTTAATCTTTGCTGTCATTTATCCAGCCTCCAAAGCAGCGACTTTTGTTTCCAATGTTTCAATTTTAGCAATAGCCTCCTGTAATGCTTTTAACCCGATCATTACAAATTGTTCTTCTTTCAATGCTTTTCTGTAAACATAATTTTCATCATTATCTCCAGAAATTTTAAAATCTTCTGTAATTAAATCAGAGTCAATAGTTTCAACCTCTTGTGCAATAACTCCATGTTTTTTAATTTCTGAATCAGAATCACTAATATAATTAAAATCTTTAAATACAAACTGTTTAAAAGTGTTATAGACAGAACCCATATTAGTAATATTTTTCTTCATTCTTTCATCAGATAAATTAGTATTATTTCCTGAGTGATTAGCTATACCACCATTTGCCATTACATAGAATCTATATCCATTATTACTTGCGTTTGTATTGTAAAGATGATAAAAACTATGATTACCAGTAGCTTGATTTATAACAAGATTAAAGGTTGGATTTGTAGCACCCATAACTAATTTTAAGCCAACACCAGCACCAGAAGAAGTATTTGTAGTTCCTACAAGCACACTGCTTCCAGAAGTAAAAAATGTATGATCTGTACTATGTGCAGAAATTCTTACTTTTTGAGAATCGCTTGAATCATATAAAGAAAGTTGGGCTGAAGCACTATTTCCTACTTCTCCAAAAAAATATCTGCTACCTCCATCAGGTGCTTTGATTGATAAAGAAGCTAAAGATGAACCTGTAAAGACAGGGTTCGCACCTCCAGCTTGAATATTTCCAGAACTATCAACTGAATATCTAGTTGAACCACCTGTATTTATATTGACAGTATCAGATGCAAAATTTATTCCTGTATTACTATCCGTTCCCTGTAATGCTGGTGCGGAAGCTGACCCATCAACTCCAGAAATACCAGTAGTGCCGTTAATATTTAAAGCCATAATTAAAGAATAACAAGAATTGCCCCAGAAGGCACGGTAACAGTTACACCGCTGTTAATAATAGGACTTACTGTATGAGCGTTCTTTCCAGAAGTTAACGTATATGATGTCGTTACATTTGTGTCCGACTCGAAAAACACCTCATCGCCGCCCGAACCGGTCGCTCCCGCCCCACCGCCGACAGCCGCAAAAGCTGATCCATTATATATTTCTGCACTTCCTAAAGTACTGTTAAATCTTAATTCTCCTGTAGCAGGCGAACCCGGCCTTTGTGCAGTAGTTCCAACAGGAATTTTTAATGCTGATGTGTAGTTATGAACAACAGCGCCAGTAAATGTCGAGCCTGCAAGAGCCGCAAGTCCTAAATTTGTTTGTGTAACATTTCCAACTGTTATATATCCGTTATTACTTGCATTTCTTAATTTTAATAAATTTGATGTTGTATTTACTGATAATTGAAAAGCAACTTGTGTTCCAGAAGGGTCTGAAGATCCACTATTTAAAGATTGAATTGCGGCAAAAATATTATTAATATCGGCTCTTACATTGGCGCCTGTATCATTATCAACTGTATAATTTGCAATTTGCGCCATTTACAAAAAATCTTTTCTCTTATGATAGCTCAATTATGCAGCTTTACCAAAGCCAGTTGCTTGATATGTGAAGTTTCTGTCAATACTTGCATCTGATGAGTTTTTGAAATGAACAGTAAAACCTGATCCAGTAATACTTGACAAAACAAAATAATCTCCCGAAGCCATATTTGACGCCTGTATTCCTACTGATGGCGGACTTGAATTAGCACCGCCCAACCCTGAAACCCCTGCAAAGAAAGCTTTATTAAATGTCACCGCTTTTGCTCCACTACCTGAAGCAATAACGCCATTTGTTGCCGCTGAATTTTCAATACTAGTTTCTGTTCTTCTATCAAATGAAGCTGTAAATCCAAGCTGTGAAACTTTTATATCTTGCGCGGGATCATTACTTGTAAGATTTGCCCTGAATTGAAATCCTCTTCCTTTATAAACACCATTAGAAAAATTCTGGAAACCTGAATATGTCGGTGATCCAGAAGGGTCTGTTTGCGTTGTCCTCACGGTTAGTTCCGCGTTTGCGTTATAGGCAAGGCTACCGTCAAAATCAACCCATGTATCAATATTTGCTGTTCTGCTATTTATTAAATCGTTTGGATAAAATGCTTCTGTCAAGAAGTGACGTTTTAAATTAACACTAAACACGCCGCCAAGATCAAGCGTTGAAGCAAAATCATATGTTCCGGAACTTACAATACCGCCAAAATCATCAAGACTTGCGACCAAATCTAAATCAGAAATGTCGTCAAATTGACCACCACCGACAAGGTTCAAACTGTTTGTTGTCGCATCAAAAGCAACGTTTGTTAATGTACCTTGAAATTTTGGACTATCTAAATCTTCGCGTCTTGTTAATGCAACAAGTTTTGGTTGCGTTTCTGGTAAATCAATAACAATTGATGTTTCGCCTGCTGAAAAATTTCCTGTATCGTCTTGCGCCTTGAGAATATATTCCCCCTCAAGTAACGGCACATCCGCAGTATTGGTATTGCCCGCAAGTGCCTGAACAAGGTCAATTGCATTTGTAAAAGTACCAGCGCCATTTGTAAGGGTTGAATGTCTGACATATACTTTTCCGCCTTTGATAACGTCAATATCTGTCGGTGTATTCCATTTCAAACGAATCGTTGTATCGTTAATCGGTTCATAAGTTAAACCAGTAATGTCTGAAGGAACCGCAGTTTTTCCTTTTGCATTAAAAGTTTGATCTGTTGAAGTAGCGCTTATTTCTAATGCGGCATTAAAAGAAAAAACCTGAACTTCATATTTACCTTTTTCGCTATTTACAATTTCAAAATCTGGGCGCGATACTCTTTGACTGACAAAATTTCCATCTTCAAAACGATAATTTACTTGATAATTTGTAACGCCGAGAACAGGTTTCCAACTTATAAAAATTTTAGAAACAGCTTGATTATTTAATTCAACAACTCTTTCATCAAAATTAAGAGCTTCGGGCGAATCTTTTAAAACATTTAACAACGAAACTGTTCTTGTCGGTAATGTCGCGCCGTCTTCTATGAATGGGTATTTATCATTGTTATATGAAAGCGCTGTAACTGCATAATTTAAGCCGTCTTGTTCTTCTACATTTATTATTCTAAATTTTTGAGATTGTATAGAGTCATTATTGAGCATCCAAACGGTGTTAACATTTGGGGTCTGACTAAATGCAGAAGAAACGGTAACAAGACCATTAGATATTGAAGACACATTTCTTGCTTCAACTGTTCCATCTGGAAGAATTACGCTAAAAATTGGATTGTTTTCTGTAGATAAGTCTGTCGCGGCTGTGTCATCAACTGTAACCTGTGTTGTTGATGTAACAGACGCAAGGCGACCTGATCTTCTTACGCCTGCCCTAACAGGGTCATTTACCTCGATGACGCTTCCCGGTCTGCATACTGCCCCACTATCTAAAGAAGTTGAAAATGTGCAGATTTCTGATTCAAAATTTTCCGAAAACAATATTGCTTTTCCGAGTCTCGCGGCTTGCCCTCGTGATGTGCAGGCAAAAGCTTTAACTTGCTTAACAACTGTACCTATCTTAGAGATCAAATCGCTATCTTCTACAACCTCAAAATCTACATCCTGAGAATCCATATTGTAATAACTAACAGAAACAACACTATGTCTTGTTTTTAATGAACTTCCTGAATATGAAAAACCGCCTTCATTTACATTTGCAAGACTGAACAAATAAGAGCTATCTTTGGGGCTATCCTGTGCAAGTTGAATCGAACCCGCTGACCAAATCGGAATTGATCTCATAACGCCCGATAATTCATTTATTAAATCAAATGCAGAATTTGAATTTTGAATATTTACGTTACAAGAAAATCTTGCTTCCTGTCCGCCAAATCCGTCATCGACAAGAGTATTTGCAAATTTTGATGCCGTTACAAAAGAATATAAATCCAAAGAAGCGTCTGTTATATGATCGCCCAAACCAAAACGCGTGTCTGTAAGCAATGCCAGTAATACCATACTTGGACAATTGCAATAAGTTGCAGCGCCCATCGTACCGTTAAAAATGTAGCCGTCTGGATAAACAATTCGACCTGTCTGAAGGTCAACAGTCGGGGTTCCAGAACTATTTGCACCCGCGCCCGGAATCCTTATCTTGCATCCCCTAATCCGATATTTGCGGCGAGGAATCGAACTAAATTGTTCGCTGTCTATTCTTAAATTAACAAAGGCTGTATTTGCATATGTTTGTTTATCATCTGTAATTTCAGAAAAACTTGTCCATTGAAAAGCATTTATAAGACTTGAACTTGTACTGTCAGCAGTAACGCGAACAACTCGAATATCAACAGGAAAAGCCCCTGTTAAAGTTATTCGATAATCTTTTTGGTAAGCATCAGCGGAACGACCTGTAATTGTGTCATCGACAAGAACAGAAAAGCCACCGCCGTTATATTGAATTTGAACTTGTAAATTTACAGAAGATCCGAGTAAATCACCCTGATCTGTTGCCCTTTGTATTTGCGGAAATGTAACTGCAACTTTTACAGCATCAACAGCGCTATTTGTAATTTGTCTTGTAACAGGTGCCGAAGTTGTAACCACTACACCGACACTTGTAACAGATTCGCTTTCTTCGATGCCGGGAATATGTGTTTGATTTGCCGTACCGAAACGCGGTGTGAATCCTACATTCTGAAAATTAAAATCAGTAGTTGCAGGGCTTGAAAAATTTGCTGTCGATTGTAAAACTGGCGTATCATTTAAAAAAGTATCGGAAAGAAAAGCATTGTTATATGC